ATAGTTTTCCCATTGTAATTGAAATCTTCTTTTCCAATCTTACTTCTATAAGTGGCAAAATCCTCTGTAGACATTGGGGTTTCCGAACCTTTATTGTCTAAGAGAATTATTTTGGTGGGCATGTGCACCAGGTTATCGTCCCAATCAAATGCGTAGTATTTGAGGTCTGGAGTTCCAGTTTTGAAAGACGATGTTGATTTAGTTTTCATTTTCGAAAAGGAAAAAAAAGGGTGGGAAAGTCATTTTTCCCACCCCAAAGATATTAAATATTTTCGAACGACGCACCAGTAGGTGTAATCAAGAACTCAATATCAATGAATTCAAGTGCCTTAGTTGGTTTGAGATAAATCTTACCAGTAAGAGTATTTCTATCCAAGTCTTCCGGAGTTGAAGAAACCGTTACACGGAAATCATATAAACCACGGTCTCTTCTGATAGCATCCAAGATTGGGTTTACAGAGTCCAAGAACTGTTGTCTTACAATCTCATCGTTTTGTTCGAAGAGTAATCTGACAGCAACAGCAGAAATCAACTTTCTAGCTTGCAATAACAATCTTCTTACATTCAAACGATTAAGTGCTGTATCTCTGATTTGGAGAGTTTTGTTACCCCAAATTACTGTACCAACATCCGAGAAAGTCGCAATAGGGTTAATTCTACCTTGATACAATGTATCTCTATCTTCTTGAGTTAGTTTCAATCTAGCTTTAACAGAATTAACAAGACCTCTCGTGTAACCAGCCGAAGCAAACCATGGGAAAGAAATGTTATCAGTCAGCGCAAGGTTTCTACAAACTTGACCAGTTGGTGGGATGTAAATTTGAGTATTGTTGACCGTATCTCTTTCAAGAATCCAAGGATAGTAAGTTGCCGTATACGAAGAATCTATGCCTGTGCCGTCCAAATTGTCAACAGCTGCCTGCGGGTAGATAATTTCGTATTGCGAAGTCCCGTCAGGAATATACATGTTATAATCTGGAGTAGTTACAATGTAAACCGCATCAGCTCTTTCATTTTCGACCATTCCTATTGCCAACTCACAAAGATTTGAGTTATTTACATAGTCAATACCTGGAGTAGCAAAAACATTGATGTTCGTGGATTCAGGATTATTGAATGTCAATTGACCTAACAAATATGCGTAGTAGTCAGTGTTAGCAAAGTCTTGAGTGTTGTTTTCAACAACAATTCTTTTGAAAGTTCCATCTCCAGAAGCTGTTGGGTAACGTTGTGTTTGGGTTGAACCCTGCAAGTATCCTGAAGCTCCAAGAGCAAATCTGTCTTGGTTTGTTCTAAATTCTCTGTAGATGTCCCATCCGTCAAAACCTCCTTGGAGTACACAAGTGAATTTTCTTGAGTAAATGAAGTAGTATGGACTAGCCTGTGAAGTAGGTTCGGAGTCAAAACTTGCAACACCACAATCAAATGCTGGAGTTCCACTAGTTACTTGGGAATTAGAAATTGTCACAACTGTTGCACCAGAATCCATGTGAAAACCTTTTGTTTGGTAGTTCCAAGGTTCTGAAGTTGTTGCAACATCCCAGTTAGCTACGGGGTTCTTCTTTCCTTTGTATTGAAGTAAATCTGTGTCAATTCCAAATTGTGATGAAATTCCCAAATATGTTCTTCTTACAATGTCACCAGATGATGTAACGATATTTGCACCACCAGCGCTTGTTCCGAATGGTGGGTCATAAATTGTTTCACCAGGGAAGTAGTATTGTGTTTTGATAATAGGGAATGGAGAAGGGTTCGTTGCGCTTTCATATACTCTCTCTTCTAGTCCGTAGAAACCACAAGGAAGCGCATCAACAGGATATTCATCAGAGAGCTCAACCATAAGGTATGCTGAGTTAAGAGGGTACTCACCGTCTGATGAACCAATTTTTTTAGCAACAAAGCTATTTTGTGATGGGTCCATAGTACAGTTTGTGTATTTTTCATATACAACTGGATTCGCATCAGTATCGAAGAAGTTTCTCACTAACACATCAAATGTGCCGTTATTGAATGAAATGTTTGCAATTGAAACCTTAACTTCGGTATTCACTAATTGCAACAAATCTAAACAAGTTATAAACTTTATTACCACGCAATTCTGATACAAAGAAAGGTGTCTTTGGAGTTTGATATTGGTCAAGGAACCAAGCAATAGAAGTTGTAGAAGCCTTATCACGAGCTTCTGGAAGTGCAATCATATCACACTTAATACCACGAACATATCCTTTGTTGTATCCGTAGTTCAACATACCAAGATAAGATTCCTCAACATAGATTGGAACTTCTTGTCTTGGTTTAGAGAAGTTAGTAATACCCAATACTTTAGTGATGTAGTTCGCATTAGTAGAGTCAAACGATGTGTCAAAAGTAAACGTATTCCCTTCATATGTTACACCACTTAATTGGAATGTAGCAAAAGGACTTTGAGAAATACCAGAGTAAGCCCCAGTACAAATTAAATTTAAATCAGTTAAACCTGTTACTTGGTATTGTGGTCCATGCTCACTTGAGCTGTAAACAGAAATACCACGAGAACGCACAGTAGCTAGAATTAAATTATTCCATTCGGTATAAGCTGTACCCGAGTAGGTGTAAGAGACACCAGTAATTGTGCCGGTAAAAGAACCAGAAGCACCCGTCACAAAGTTTGTAACATCATAATACCATGAATATCCAGAGTAGCCATTAGTGTTACCTGTAACATCAAATGTTGCATAATACCAAGGGTCGTTAGTTCCAGCAGTTAAATCAGCAGAATCAAGACTTAAATTATCACAGCCAAAAATGTTTTCAACATTTGCAAAAGCATTATCTAAAATTGTATAACCTGTTGTTGGAATCGAGCCATATACATTAACTGTTGTCGCAGAAATAGTTGTATCCCCCGAAATATCAATCATAAATCCGAATAAGTCAGCATTGTAGGTAGATGTTGAACCATCATTCAATGTGTATTGTGTTGGGAGTGAATTAAAAATAACCGGAGGTAACCCACTACCAAAATTAAGAGTAGAACCAGAGGTATTACCCGAAAAAGTTACCGTGTAAGTAACTGCAGAGACACTTGTGTTAATACCAACAGTGGTGCCATCAACATTAGCGATAGCTTGCAAACTCCAAGAAGGTCCAGCATCGTAACCGGAAAGACCTAGAATACGAGTTACGAACAATTGGTTAGATTGTTGCAAATAAGCTTTGGCTATGTAAGCGGCTTCGTACTTAGGTATTTGTGTATTTATGAATTTGGTTGGTATGGTACCACCAAAAAAAGTTTGAAATTCATCAAAGTTAGTGATAAAGATTGGTTCAAAGGCTGGCCCTTTTTGTGTTTCGCCTACGAGACCCAAAGTTGTTACACCAACACTTTGAGCAACAAACGATAAGTCAGTTTCAGATGTGTATACCCCTGGGGACACAAAAACTTTTTGGTTTGCTTGAGATGTTACTTGAAAAAACATTTTTTAATTTTTCTTATTCGGTTTTATTTTAATGATAAATATTTGAATTAAACACAAAAAACTTGACTTTTAAGTATGTATTATTAAGCAGTATGTTTTTTTTCTGCCTTTTTTCTACCTCTATGAAAAATACCCCTAAGAAGATTAAGAATCTAAAAATATCTGAATCAACACACCAGGTGTTAAAAACCTACTGTGAAGACAATGGATTAAAAATTTACAAATACCTAGAAAAGTTAATTCTGGAAAACTGTAAAAAGAAAAAAGATATCTACGGAGAATAATTATACCAGCTTTGCTTGGAACTCTATGTTTGCTTCTCCTGAAGATTCTTTTGTAATATCTACTCGTAAAAGGTCACCGGTATTGAGTTGAACAAAATCAACATTTTCTCCGTAAAAATCGTTGTTAATATAAACTTCATAAGAAGTTACGTTTAAGGTACCAACTAATGTTAAATTAATTCTGTAATCAACTTTATCGTCAATAATTGAAGTGTTTCCAGAGGTATAAAATAAATTATACACAAATTCATCAGGATTAGATGGAGTTATTTCCGCTCGTTTCCCTTTAGGTACTTGAGTGTCCACTTCAAATAATTGAACCACCCGTGAGATTGCTGGTTTGACCTCAAATTCTTCTTCATCAATCAAATATCCGAGCATTGTAAAATCATAACTTTGGATATAATAATTTCTTTTATCTATATCAATCACCGACTCGTCTGAAATGTTATTCATAATAATCGGAACGTACTGCCCCTTGATAAAAGTATACGCCTGTCGAGATGAAAAAGTTTGTAACACATTTTTATTGAATGTGTTAAGTTCCCTCATTCTATTACAGATAATTTTTACGCTAAAGTTAATATCAACTGGAACCGGTTGAGGAATTGTATAAATGTCATATCCTTTTTGATTTCCATTCCAAGTCGGAACTTTTGCATAATAAAATTGCTTTCGAACTGGAATTGTATATTGTAGCGAAGGATTCGAACCATACTTAACCTCAGGTTGGCGAACAACAGTAATAAATGGAAGTTGTACGTTAAAATCTTGGTCAACAAAGTTCCATGTTTCAGTGAACTGAGACCAACGTTGATTGGTGATTATTTTATCAACAACACTTATATCTTTTCCGGATACAGTAGTTTTTAAGGAAGTTTGAACAAAATCTAACATTCCTCCATCTAAATCGGCATGCAAAACACTCTGAGGTAGATAGGTTCCGTCTTCATTGATAAATTGAAGAAGTTGTTCTCTTCGAGCTGAAAGAATTTTAGGTGGAACCAAATTAATATCTGGTTTCACCTGTTGTTTGAATATAGGGACTTTAGGTAGTGCCATTAGGTTCCAAAGAATTCGTTTTGTGAGGTAGGTACAGCAATGACTGTACGATAGAACGGTTTGTACCCACCATAAGTGTGTTTATTATCAGAAACCACACGACCATCATCCGATACGGTGTAATATCTTACTTTGCCCTCGGACTCGTAATAACCTAGGTAATCGCCATAAGCAATGTCAACATTCAACTCATCAAGATAAGATTGGTAAATTGAGAAACGCATATTACCTGGTTCATTTTGTTCAATACGAGAAGTGCCAATTTTTTGGCCGACAGGCGCAAGAATTTGAACATACCCCTTGATTTCAACAGGAGCCAAGAACTGGATACCACCTTCTGGGGATTCTCCATATACATCGTCAATTCGAGTTTTATATCTATCAATTCTGTAAAGTACAACCGTAAAATTCATATCACCCTCTAACCATTCTTGGCCCATGGAAATATCAAGGGAATAATCTTCCCCACCAAAGAATTTACCTAATCTTGTAATTGGAACTAACTTCTCTGCCATAACATTTATATTGATAAATACTTTCTTTACCGATATATTTGATGCAAAGTATGTTTGATAAAAACCCACCTAAAGTTTTTGTGCAACCAAGTTCAATTCATGGGCTTGGTGTTTTTGCCGCTCAGGATATAACAAGTGGGGAAATAATAGAAAAAGCTCCAATACTTAAACTAGACATCCAAGAAAAAGATGCCCTTTTGGCTGACTATCGATTTTGGTGGGAACAAGACGGGAAAAGAATATATTACGTTCTGGCCTTAGGTTATGGGTCTTTATACAACCACTCATCAAATCCTTCTGGTTATTTTACAAATAACATTGAAGATTACACCATCGATTTTATTGCCACAAAAGACATAAAAAAAGGGGAAGAAATTTTGGTGGATTACGGGGGGGAAGAATATTGGAGCTCAAGAAAATACGTTGAAGTAAAATGATGAGTCCGGAATTACCTATTGAATCAAAAGCTCTTTTGGAGTTGGAAAACTATGAAGGAGCAAACAATTATATTTTGGGGCTACAAAAGAAGTTTCATCAAAACAAAAAATTCTTCCCCACCAGAAGTCAAGCCGAATATATTTTAACAAATAAAGACAAGCTTCCTATGATAGCCAAAAAGTGGGTGGTATTGGACACCTACTTTGCTAACAAACTTGCTGACGAAAGATTGCTCATCAACATTCCAGAAAAAATGTGGATTGAAAAACTTTTAGCCGAGAAAGATAAAGCCTATCATGTCTGGGGGAAATTTTTTGAAAACGATGAGCTAACAGATATGTGGGTGCCAAAAGCAGCCATCATCAAAGACAATAAAGTTGAAATTGTTGAAGTAGATTACGCCAAATATTCTCACCGCCCCCCCCTTGAACACCAAAAGATTGCAATCGAGGAATTGTTGAAAAACAAAAAATATATCCTTGCCGATGATATGGGACTGGGAAAAACTACTTCAACAATCATTGCGTCCTTGGAAACTGGGGCAAAAAAGATTTTGATTATTTGTCCAGCGACCCTGAAGATTAACTGGCAAAGGGAATACCAACTTTACAGCGATAAGTCAAGTTATGTTTGTGAGGGAAAGAATTATTCTGAAGAAGCTGACATTGTGATTATGAACTACGACATAATCAAAAATTTCCATGATGCCAAGGATAGGGAAAATTCTCTTATGGTCAAATCAAAATTTGATTTGGTTATAATCGATGAGGCTCACTATGTTCAAAATGTTCAAGCACAAAGAACAAAATTAATCAACGACCTAGTAAGAAATATTGACAGACTATGGCTTCTAACGGGTACCCCCATGACATCAAGACCTATCAATTACTTCAACCTTTTGTCGTTGGTGGATTCACCCGTAGCAAAAAACTGGATGGCTTATGTTATTCGCTATTGTGCGGGTTATCAGTTTAGAGTGGGTCCTAGAAAAGTTTGGAATGTCACTGGGGCATCAAACCTGGAAGAGCTTCGTGATAGAACTGGAGCTACGGTGCTTAGACGCTTGAAGGAAGATGTTCTTGATTTACCAGAAAAAATTATCACGCCCGTATATCTTCGCCTTCGCTCAAAAGATTACGAAGAGCTTATGGGTGAGTATTACAACTGGTATGAAAAAAATCCGGAAGAAAGTAAAAACCTTTCAATCCAGTTCACCAAGCTCACTCAGGTGAGACAACTTATTGCGGATGAAAAAACCCAACATACCATCGAAATTGCCGAGAATATTATCGAACAAGGAAAAAAAGTTATCATCTTTTGTAACTTCACGCATTCCTTGGAGACCATATTTAATCACTTCGGTAAAGCGGCAGTAAGACTTGATGGGTCGATGAGTAAGCCAAATCGACAGGACTCTGTGGATAGATTTCAAACCGATGATAAAGTAAAAGTTTTTGTGGGTAACGTAAAAGCTGCCGGTGTTGGTATTACCCTCACAGCAGCAGAAGCGGTTATTTTTAATGATTTGTCATTCTTGCCCTCAGATATGGCACAATCCGAAGACAGAGCCTACAGATATGGCCAAAAAAATAACGTATTAGTTTACTACCCGTTGTTTGAAAACACCATTGAGGGTGTCATATACGATATCGTACAAAATAAAAAACGCATAATAGCAACCGTAATGGGAGATAATACCTCAGATGAAACAAATATTGTTGAAGAAATTCTAAACAGTATAAATCGGAAAAGATAATCCGTCGGTTTCTATTATTTATAGAAAAACATAAAGACCATGGAACATATCCAAGAACAAGTCAATAACATAGAAAAGCAAATTATTCATGAACAAAAAAAAGACCAAGTAAGGGAACTCCTCCAAGAAGGAAAAAAAATAGGAATAGAAAAACTCCCTTATACTTACTCTGCCGTAAAGAGATTCATAGACTCAGAAACTATGAATGTTCACTACAACAAACACTACAAAGGTTATGTGGATAAGCTGAATGGACTCCTACAAAAAAGAAAAGGCGACCATGACTTGGAAAAAATAGTTAAAAATATTTCTAGGTATCCCAAGGGTATCAGAGATAACGCAGGGGGTGCATTTAACCACGCCCTATTCTGGAACATGCTTTCTCCAGAGCCACAGAGAGCTGGGAGAAAACTACTTAGCCAAATAAAAAAAGATTTTGGAACCTACGAAAAATTCAAAAAAACATTTGAAGATATTGCCAAACAAAGATTTGGTTCGGGATGGGTATGGCTTGTTCTAACTAACAAAGGAAATCTTAAAGTAATGTCTACCCCCAACCAAGACAACCCACTGATGAATATTATCGAAGGGGGGGGTTATCCACTACTAGGTCTTGACCTATGGGAGCACGCCTACTATTTGAAATATAAAAACAAAAGGGACGAGTATATTAAAAATTTCTGGACGGTTGTAAACTGGGATTTTGTGGAAAAAATGTATCAGATGAAAACTGAAACTAAACTTCTTGAGTCAAAGGAAATGGCAGCGCTTTTAAAGGAAGGGGCTACGGAGCATTGTAGTCGAGCGGAAATTGAATTTTTTAGAAATCTTTTCAACGTAAATGTTCCTGCTAGAAACATCTATAAAAACACAATCAACGATGTGTTGAAAAAAACTTTTCCGGACAAGTACCATGATAAGAAAGAAAATGGTGAAATTCCTGGAATTTACTATTTGGAAAAACCGGGTAGAAGCGTAATCAATTTTTTGAACACAAATTATTCTGCGTTATGTTTTATTATGCGAGATGTCAATAAGAGATTAGAAGGTATTCAAGGACAAGAACCAATCAACTTTCAAGAAAAAACACCTGCTGAACAAGTTAAAGAAATGAAAAGGTTCGCCAACTGGATTGAAAAAATCAGTGAAACAATCTTTGATACTAACGGCTCAACTTTTCAAACACTTATCAAATTACTAACAGAAAAAGACCGAGTG